AGGACGGTAGGAGCCTTATCTTCGGAAACCTGGGCAAAGCTGCCCGTTGTCATGCTGTACACGGCATGGCGGTCAACGGTGTTGAGGGTGAAAGATACATCTTCGTTGATGCCGTCGCCCTGGGGACCGTTTTTGTCTTCACGGCCGATTATGGAGCCTTGCAGCACATAGGTCTGCTGTTTCGTCCCGGCATTGGCGCACACCACAGCGGAGCGGTCGCCCAGGTCACGAACTTCATCACGCTGATTTTGCGTGAAAGCAACAACGGCAATGCCGCCCTGATTGCAGGAGGGGTTGCCGCCGTTGCCGTCAAGTGTCCGTGCGGTTTCGGCTTCGTAGATGCCACTGTGGGGATTATCCGACTTCATGGCATTGGAGTCCTTGGAGCAGATGCCGAATGGCTGAAGGACGCAGGTGAAGTTGTCCTTGTCCGGCATCCGCTGATTTCCACCTGCGTTCTGTTTGGTGAGAGTCGGAGAAACCTGCCCGCCGTCCCAGCCGCAAGGCTCGAACAGCGTCTGGTCGTTGTTACAGGACAGAGTCGCGGACTTATTCTCCTGAATGAGCGCACCCTTGCCGCCGCCTTCGCAGCCGGAGCGGATCTTCATCACAAGCGGTACATTGTTGCCGCCCGTGCCCATGCGTGAGGTCAGTGTCTGCACATTCCCGTCCTCGGAAAGTTTGACCCTGCTGTCGGTCGGATGGTTTTCCAGCGCCACCGCCGCAGGAACAACGCCTGCACGGAGTGTGGGAGAACACTCTTCCTCATAGCCGATGGTGCGGCTCTTTGCGGAATGCTCGGTGCAGAAGCCTGCCGACTCCATGACACATGGCGGATGGTGTGCTTCTGCTCGGAGTGTGGATGTAACCTCCTCTGTGATGTCCATTCGGTTGCCGCCCTGGTCGTTCAGCACGATGCCGTTGCGACCGGTAGACATTCCGCAGTTAACGCCGAGGGTGGAAGAAACCTCCTCGGTCAGACAGCCGTTGTATCCGTCATAGCCTGCCGCTCCAGCGCAAGGCGTAAAATTTCCGGCAGTTCTTTGCCACGAGCGGAAGCCCTCCGCAGAATACCCAGACAAGCCTTCTGACTCAAATAGTATTTTCCCGGCACTTCCGCCTGCAAGATCTGCGATAAGGTAGATGCGGCGTCTTCGCTGGGGAACTCCCCAGTATTGTGCGTCAAGAGTTCTGTACGCAACGCTCCATCCGTCTCCCATGTATAGGTCGGCGTAGGGCCATCGTGCTTTTTCAGGCATAGGCACCTGGGCATTCGGCTCGGCGATGCCGATGACCGCTTCGAGAACGGCTTTGAAGTCCTCGCCCTTGTTCGAGGAGAAGGCGCCAGGGACGTTCTCCCATACGATGTATCTTGGATATCTGCCACCTGTGGCACACCTCATTTCTTTGATAATGCGGACGGCTTCATAAAAAAGACTGGAACGGGAACCAGACCGTCTCTTCGGCCTGCCACGCTCATGTCTTGGCATGGGCTGCCGAAGGTGATAATGTCCACAGGCTCGATCTTGCCGCCGTCCATAGCGGAGATGTTCCCGTAGTGTTTCATAAATGGCAGACGCTTGGTGGTCACCCGAATGGGAAACGGCTCAATTTCCGATGCCCACACAGGAGTGATACCCGCAAGCAGCCCACCCAAGGGAAAACCCCCGGAGCCGTCAAACAGGCTTCCGAGGGTTAAAGGCTTATTCATCATGGGGTGCTACCTCGCTAAACTTGTATTCCTTGCCGTCACGCAGAACAATGACCTTCTCAACCGTGCCGACCTGCTCTATGTATCTGCGGACAATGACATCGCAAAATTTCTCGTCCAGTTC